TAACGAAGAAACCCTGGCAAAGATGAAGATTGCGGCAAGGAAAAGATGGGATATTCCTGAAATACGTGAAAAGATTACAAACTCTAAAATTGGTAAAAAGTATTCCGACGAAGTAAATAAAAGTAAGGGAAGAAAAGGAAGGGTTATCAGTGATCAGACAAGGGTGAAAATGTCTGAAGCCCAGAAGTTACGATTTATGACTGAAAAAAATTAATAATTATGGCCGGAGTGGTAAAAATATACGAATTACGAACATTGGGTTATGCCGATATTAAGAAAGAACTTTCGGATGTGGCTAAGGGTTTTGATACTATAAAAAAAGCAAAGCAGGCAGCCGAAAAAGGGCTGTATACTTCAACTGATGTCGCCGATATCAAAAAGTATGCTGATGAGGTTGGGAAGCTTAAAATTCAGGAGCAAGAGCTTAGAACCCAACGCCAACAGATGATGAACGAGATGAAGGCCATCAACCTTGAGCGACAAAAGGAGTTGGCCGCAGCCAGGGAACAGGCTAAGCAAAACAAAATCGTTGCTGGGTCATACGCAGACATCTATAAACAATACAGAGAGTTATATAATCTTTCCAAAAACGCAATACAGGGGCAAACCTTTGATTTTAGAGGCCAGATTCTGAATTACGATCAGTTAATTGCCAAAACAAAAGAACTCGCTGCAGCTGAACAATCATTCAGGCGGCAATTTACGAGGGATAATACTTTAGTGGGTGAATACAGCTCTGGTATTGTTGAGGCTTTCAAAAGAAATGGGCTTGATGATTTGATTAAGGGGCAGATTACCCGCGCCCAACAGTCTTTAAAAGCGCTCGATACGCAGTTTGACGGACTAAAGCAAGATCTGTCCGAAGTGAAAGTCAGGGGTGATGGAGCGTTTGAAAGTATTGAGCAAAAGATGATTGAAAACCGCAAGGAGGCCGCCAATCTCTCCAAGCAGTTAACACAAATGCAAAATGATTTCCGTGGGGCAGGTAGTATCGGAAATCAAATCACAGCTTCTATTGGAAAGGGATTTAAAGATTTAAAAGGTCAGGTAGGATCCTTCATGTTACAATATGTGGGTCTGACGGCTTTGTTTTCAGGTATTTCTAGCGGCGTAAGCCGTGCACAAGACGAGGCGGTAGCTTTAGATAGCCTGGAAGCTGCTTTGAAAGCGGTATCGGGTACAGCGGAGGAATATGCGGTTAATCAGGCGTTTCTTAACAGGGTTACAGATCAATATGGAGTTGCTTTAATTGATACAACCAAAACTTTTAAAAACTTCTATGCATCTTCAACATTAGCCGGGATAAGCGCTGAAGAAACAAGGAAGATTTACGAAAGTGTTATTGATGCAACTTCCGTATTAAAATTATCACAGGAAGAGACAAATGGAGTACTCCTTGCTTTCGGTCAGATAGCATCAAAAGGAAAAGTTCAAGCGGAAGAGTTGAGAGGTCAGATAGGCGAGCGCTTGCCAGGCGCTTTCTCTATTGCAGCAAAAGCTATAGGCGTTCCTGAAAAGGAACTAAACAAAATGCTGGAAACCGGTAAGGTTCTTTCGTCCGATTTTCTACCAAAATTTGCAGCAGAATTAACCAAGACATTTACCAATGGGGGTGCAGAAGTTGAAAGTCTGTCAGCTACCATCAACAGGAATAAAAATGTTTTCACTCAATACCTGGATGCAAATAGCGAAAGAGTTGGAGCCGCGATAACCAATATCACTAAACTTTCAGCAGCATTAACGACACTCGCAGCATTTATATTTGGGTTGCCGTTTCCTGTCTTAATAGCAGGAATCTCAACGATGATATTGCTTTCCAATACATGGTTAGGCGCTAAATTAAGGCTTATAGCAGCATGGGCATTGGAAAGGTCAGCTATGGTTATTGAGGTGGCGCAATTGGCAATCAACAATGGTGTACGGGCTGCATCAACAGCTTTGATTACGGTACATACTTCTGTTCTTGCATTGAGTGCAAGAACTACCGGAGTTGCTGCGGTGGCTACCCGTGTCCTTGCCGGTGCGTTGGCGTTGCTGGCAACTCCTATTGGTGTAGTCATTGGAGCTTTAGGAGCGTTATCGTTGGTGTTTGTAGCAATAAAATCAAACGCAAAAGGGGCCACTGACGCGACAAAAGATTTGGCCAAAGAAACAAGAGAAACAGCTGCACAACAGCAAATAAATGTTGACCTATCCAAAAAAGTGGCATCAGCTACTGAAAACCAAGTTGCGAGAATAAAAACATTGACCGCTGTCGTTGCGAGCCAGGTCACTACTGAAAAAACAAAACTGGATGCATATAACAAACTCCTTACTATTTCTGATTCTTATAGATCGGCTTTAAAAAAAGAGGGGTTGGATATATCTGAAGTAACAAGGCTCTCCAACAATCTCATAGTTTCATTACAGAATCAGGCTAAGGCTAAAGCATTTGCAGACTTAACCCGGGAAAAAGAAAAAGAAAAAATAAGCATTGAAACAGAATTAGCGGGCCTGCCTTCAACCGATATTAATAAAGAAACAGGAGCTGGGGCATTCTTTCAGAATATTGGATCAGCTATCGGAATAGGCAAGGGAACATCTGGTCAGCAAAAAAGAGAACTTAATAACAGACTTGCAAACGTTGACAGCTATTTGAAGGGTCTTTATGGAATGGCCGAAAAGAATAAAGATCTACAGAATGCCTTAATATCCGATGTTGCTCCCGAAACCGATTTTTCAAGCGGTGGATCCGGTGGTAAAACCGGACAACAAAAAGATCGGATAAAAGAAATTGAGGCGTTGCGTGATCAAGAACTGGCCGTTAATGAAACAGCATTTATATCGCTTGCAAAAACCGAGGAGCAATATCTCAACCGATCAAAAGAAATAAATGACAAGGCTATTGATGATAAAATAACCTTCCTAAATCAAAGCAAGACGTTGAATGCTGAAGAACTAAAAGAGGTGGCGCAATTAAAACTCGAAAAAACAAAACTTGAAAAAGAAACCAACGATAAAATATTTGAAATAAGATCGAAGGCATTAACTGATAAATTTGAAGCGGATAAAAAATTAGCGGAAGATAAAGCCGATCAAATAGTCAATGATCCATCAGTAAACACTACCCAGACCGAGCGAACACAAGCGCAATTAGATGCGGATAGACAAATCCTTGCTTTGCAAACGAAGTTCAATGCTGATATGGACGCGTTGGAAAAAGACAGGAACAATCTGACTGTAAAAAACGCAGAAAATAGAAAGGACGCGCTATCAAATATTAATCAAGCCATCACTAAAGATGAAGCTGATTTAATCAAATCTAATATTGAGGACACCAAGCGTGCAGGGGAAAATGCTATTGCTGAATTCAACCTGGTGTTAGACCGGGCGGCTGCATTAATTCAGGCAGATAACCGACTTTCACAATCGCAAAAGAACCGGAATCTTCAACAACTTGAACGTGAGCGCGAATACGGCCTATTAGTTAGGGAAGCCGCAAACTATCAGGCTTTAGAAATTGAGTTCAAACGCGCTTACGAAGCCGGCCTTATCACCCTAAGAGAATATGAGGAGATTGTTCGTAAGATTCAAGAGCTGCAGGGTAAAATAGCTTCAGACCCGAAGAATACTAATTTTTCACTACGTGAAGCGATAAGAGGTCAATCCGTTGGGCAAGATCTAGGCACTACCCTTTCAAATGTTGCAGATAAGTTTGGCGGTAGTTTGGAAGGTAAAAATATCCTTGGCGAAAAGGTAAGCCAAGAGCAAGCAGGAGAATATGCAAAAGCATTTTCTAAAGTCATTGCAGATTCTTATGCAACTGCTCAATATGTAATGCAAAGCTACTTTGATACCGAGGCCCGAAACATTCAAAATAGCCTAAGTCTTCAATTAGAAAGAATGAAGGTGGAGGAAGAACAAGTGAAGTCAAGGGCAAAATCAACAGCTGAAATGGAGGCTATTGAGCGAAAGTACAACTCAAAAAGAAAAGCGGCAGAGCAGGCGGCATTTGAAAAAACCAAGGAGCTAAAAAAGAAGGAAGCTAAAATAAGTCTTGCCACAGAGTTAGCAGGGATATGGGCTTCCGTTTGGTCAATCGGCAATCCTATTGCGGCAGCAATATTAGGGGCTGTCATGTCTGGGCTGGCATTGGTTAGATACGGTATGAGGGTTTCCGAAATCAACTCCCAAAAGTATGAGTTTGGCGGCTCTCCCGATGATGTACCTAAGAGGGGTGGCAAGTTTGGCGGCAATCCACATAGTAGAGGTGGAACGCCATTTGTTTACAAGGGGAATCAATTTGAAGCTGAGGTGGATGAGTTGGCCATTGTGAGAACTAAAAACGCCGACAAATCAAAACGCTATACCATTTCGGGTAATCATTCCGAAATAGCTTCTATGCTTAATCAGTTGGGCGGTGGAGTGGCTTTCAGGCCGGGCGCAAAACTTCGTAAATTTGAATATGGAGGTGATTTGGGGCAATCATTACAAGCCCCGGTAATGCCTAGCCAGATTATTAATTACAACTCTCCTTCCAATGTTATCACTCAATTTGAAAACGTGGTTAATGCCATTGACAAAAAAACAGATGCTATCAATGATCGGATAGACAGGTTGGAAGTGGTACAAAAAACATCTACCGTAACAACAGCGCAAGCCAAAGAGGTAAAACAAACATCAATAGGTACTCTATGACAGATTTAGACAAACAACTTCAACAGATGGCTTTGATGAATTGGCGGCAATTTGCTTCTATAATGGGGGCCGATGCCATCAAACGGGCCAAAATATGTTTACTTCGTCAGCAAGGAAATAAGTATGACTACATCTGTAAGGTGCTTGATCTTTCCAAGAACCAGGTGCAATATGCCTGCACTTCCTGCGAAAAAGAGGTTTGATTTTTTCAAACACGATTACATCTATATGATTTAAAATAAATCATTAATGTTTGACATTTGACATCTAATGAAATGTCAGGTTCAAATATTCAACTATGTAGTCAATTCTAAGGAGAGTGAGGTAGATATTTACATTGATGGTGACATTGTAGATGCCTCCACTCAACAATTTTTAAAGGAATGGTGGGGCGATGATACTACCACTTCCTTCAAATCCTTCCGAGATCAGGTTAATAAAACTGATAGTAATACCTACAATGTTTACATTAATTCCGGTGGTGGCCTTGTAACTGATGCAATGGCTATCCATGACCTTTTGAAAGACTTACAATCAAAAGGCAAAAAAGTAAACACAATCGGGAGGGGAATAATCGCTTCCGCTGCCACTTATATTCTCATGGCCGGTGATAACGCCACTATGAGTAAGAATAGCTGGCTAATGATACACAACGTTTCGGGCGGTGTATGGGGCGATGTGAATACGGTTGAATCCTACGCTACCACCTTACGCAAATTCAATGATTCGGCAAGAGACTTCTACGCACGCACAACCGGAATGCGCAAGGAAGATATTACTAAAATGATGAATGCTGAAACATGGATGACGGCTGATGAAGCCAAAGAAAAAGGCTTTATTAAGCAAATCGAAGGGGATGCAAACTTCACCAACAAAATACCAAAAGAGCACTGGCAATTCTCAAACATGGCGGTTCTGAATGCTTACAATTCGGCTGTTCAGCCTCCAAAAGAAATCAATCAATCACAAAATTTCAACGAAATGAAGAAATTCTTTCAGGATTTAGGCGACAAAATTATGAACGCCATTGGAGCTGTAAAAGCACCGGAAAACAACGATCACTCCGCTTTGATGTCCGCAATCGGCGAGGCTGTTTCTAACACATTCAAAGAGGGTGCCGAGGAAATGGAAAAATCCGTTAAGGAGATCGTAAACGAAGCGGTAAAAGAGGCAACCAAACCAGCCGATCCCACAGAGGATGAAAAGAAAGCGCAACAAGCGGCAGAGCAAAAAGCCAAGGACGATGCCGAAACGATTAAAAACCTTAAGGCAACAGTTGAGGCTTTAGAGGAGGATATTAAAAATATCAAGGGCGGCAAACAAACGCCTCCTGTCAATGGCAACCCTGTAAAGGTTCAGTTCGGCAGCTTCGAAACAAAATAATTTACTCATCAATTCAATTAATTACAATGTTAGCAATTGACAATACAAACATCATTAATCTGGGTCGTGGAAATGGCCTTCCCGGATTCATTCCTAAGATAGCCTACGTGTATGATAGCGGCGCAAAAACGGTTACAATAACCGATACCACCACTTATCAGGCAGGAGATGCTAAGAAAAAACTGGTTGTGAAGGTACATGACAAGTTTGGCAAATCTGTTAGCGGTACTGATGCCGCTGCGATAAATGTAGCCACATTAAACCTGTCAAAGCCGCTTGACATTACAGCCACATTAATCACCAACAAAGACTTAGTCGCCGATGGTGGAGCTTACGACATTGCCGCTGCAGGCGATCTCTCAAAGTACGACAGACAGTACAGATAACCTTATTACTAAAACTTTTAAAGAGAAAATAAAATGAATTTTTTTACAGTACAAGCAAGCGTGTTCTTTTTGGCGGTGATTGCTCCGGCTTTTCAGGACATCATTCCAAACGACTTCCCATACAAAGGCACGTTGAGTGAGTTTACCATTATGGATAATGTTGTTTCAAAAAGAAACATCATTAACATTCGCCGTGTTCAAAACATATTGCAACGAAGAGACGCATCATGTGATTATATCTACAAGAAGGTATTTGGGGCGGATACTCGATTCATTACAACTGATGAAATTTACGGAGCCACTAAATTTTGTCGCAACGAATTTTATCAAGGAGATCTGAAAGACTGGCGAGCAAACGATCCCCTTTTTGGCGATAAGATTTTGCCTTTCTTCCAGGGCGCAGTTTCAATTGATGTAGCATCCAATAGCTATTTCGGCGATATCGAAAGAGTACAATCTCCAACTGCTCAATGGAGTACGGGCGTTTTTGATGGCATCTTCAAAAAGTACGAAAAGTATATTGCCGCAGGTGTTATTCCGGCTGGTCAGACCATTGCAATTGCAAACGGTACTGATTACACAACCAACGCAACGGCTGCATACACCCTGCTTTTGTCTATGTACAACAAAATGCCGGTAATGATGCGCTCCTTCCAAAAGAGCCAACTGGCGTTTTACGTTTCGGAGGAAATCAAGTCGGGTTATGAGGACTATTTATCTTCTATTCAGCAAACAGCAGGTAATACAACCATTTTAGAGAATGGGCAAACAGCATTAACCTTTAAGGGCGTTCCTGTATTATCTGAGCCTATTTGGACTCCGATCATTACCGAGTTAAAAGGGGCTGTTGGTTATGCCGCTGTTCTTACCGTTCGAGGCAATTTTGTATTTGCAACCGATAAGGATTACGGCGAGGGTGAAGATGGTAAAACGGCCTTAGAGGTTTGGTACGAAAGAAAAGAAAGCCAATGGTATTACAGACTTTTCTTGAAGGCTGGGACCGAAATAGCATTACCCGAATACAGCATTGTTGCAATGTCTGACTGGGATTAATCAATTCATTAACACAATTTAAATTTTATAAAAATGCTTTGTGCAACAATAAGACCAAGAACAAGGGCGTGCGGACCCACAACGGGTGGTATTAGCAATATAGCGGTATTCGACCCTAACGACTTAAATTTTACACAAGCGGCAGATGTGGCAGGCGCAAAACAGCCCTATTCGGTAGTGGCAATTCGTATAGGTGCCACCTCTCCCGTCGTGTTTGGTATTACATTCAAGGAGGATGAGGCCGAATATAAATTCACGCAATCACGTAACGGATGTTCAGTTTCTTATGAACATGAAATAGATGCTTCAATCGAAGATCTGGATCAGTCTGCTACACAATTCCTTCAAGCTGTGGATGCAGCCGCATGTTGCTGCGGCCTGGGCTTCTTTATTCGCTTGAACAGCGGAAAGATATTGGTGATGGGAGAGAAGTATGTGAACGGCGAATCGATTCCGAAGTTCAAAGTGGCTCAGGATGGTAGTACCGGAACATCAGGGAAGGTGTTCGAAGATTACAACGGCGTTGCGCTTGTATTTAAAGGCAAGTACAGCCGTGCGCTGTATGAGTACTCCGGAACATGGGCTACAATTGAGGCATTAATGGTGGCGTAAAAAAAATACATCTTATGGCATTAGCTAAGATAAAAAAAGAACATATTAAACAAGTGGTGGCATTCGGTAAGAGTGCCGCCCCTTTGTCTGAAAGAGACGATTTAGACGAGTTGGCGATACTCGCAATTGAAAGCGGCGATAAGCTTTTATTATCATATTTCGAGGAACTCCCGGCATTGGATATTTTAAAGAAATCCAAAACCGATAAAGAGCTTGGAAGGAATATAGAGGCAAATCAAACAGCAACCGAGCCTAAACAAACTGAAAAGAAAAAGTAGTATGAAATGCGGCAAACGAATAAAGGAACAAAACAAACACAGCCACAAAAACGGGCAGCAAAGGCCGCCGTTAGTAATGCTGTTACACTCGACCCCAATAATCCTATTCCCTTCGATTATACAGGCCGCTCAATTGCATTCGTAAATAAGCAACAGTACTTACCATTTGTCGGAACCGACAATCAGTATGCTCAAAAAATATTAGAGTTCAGATTAAATTCTGTAACCCAAAACGCATGCATCACAACCAAGAGGGATTATTTATGTGGTGAAGGTTTTCAGGACATTAAAGGAAAGGAATTTGACCAAAGAATCATTGACTGGTTCAATGTTATTAATAGACGTGGCGAATCCGCTATGGATATTAATGAACAGATATTTGAGGACTTCGGTACTTGGGGCAATGTTCCAATAGAGCTAGTTCGGATAAAGGTAGGTGGCAAAAAATACCTTTACGTTTACCCACATAGTTTTCTCGAATGGAGACTTTGCGAGCCAAACGAGGAGGATTTTTGCGATAGCGCAATACAATCAAAGTTATTTGTAACCAATTCCATACTAAGAGCGGAGGACTACAAGAACGCAAAAATATTGCCCATTTACAATCCATTGAGACCCGAAAAAGAAAACTGGGTAAAGGATCAAAACGGAAGCGAGCGCACTTTGATTTGGCTTAAAAATAAAGTTACAGGCTTTGACCATTACGGTTTGCCGTCCTCTATTTCATCAATAATTTATCAGATACTTGAATATAAGGCTGCACGGTACAATCTGGATGACTTTGAAAATAACATGGTTGTTGCTTCAATCCTGGCTTTAAAAGGCAGCATGAGCGATTCAGAAGTTACCCGTATCGCTAGACAAATCATTAAAACTCATACTGGTGATGGTAAGCGCGGCCGTACCGTGGTTATTGGATCCGAAGAAGGTATTGAAAGCTCCAGTTTCCACAAGATTGACACAAAAAAAGATGGCAGCTTTAACGAAGCGGATAATAGCTGGATGCAAAAAATAATACTGGCGAATCAGTGGGATTCTGTTTTGGCGGGCCTTATAAATCCATCCACTTTAGGAAAAGGCGCCGGCTTTATAACGAAGATTATAGAAAATAAGCAATTGTCGGTTATCCGACCCGGGCAAAATAAACTTATCGAAAAGGCCTGGAAACACATTTTTAAAATAGCACAGGATTGGATGGGTTTGCCATTCGATAAATATTCTATTGGATTTAAAGGGCTGGCTGATATTTCCGGCTTAACCGACGTTGATATCACACCTGCAGTTCAGATTAATGAGGTAAGGAAGGCTAAGGGGCTCCCAGAGGATCCTGCTAGGAACGGAGAATATATGCAAGCAAAAAAAGGAGGTAGCGATGTACAAGGTGAATAATTTAAAACGGCCGGTGCTCATATCTACAGATGAGGTTGTTTTCCATGCACCAACAAAACATACGCTTGATCCACGCACGGTTGAGCAATCTATAATAATTGCTGAGGAGCGTTTTGCGGTGCAGGTACTCGGATATGAATTATATCTGGCGTTGTGTTCTGAAAAAAATCGAACTGTTGATACTTTAAATATATCCGATCTGACGAGTAAAACAAGTGCTATACTTGAGATTGGCGACCTGGTTAATGCTTCTGAGTTTTTATCGGTAAAGAATAAAGCGCTTTGGGATCACATTCTTTGGAAGTTCATGGCCGAGTGTGTAATGCTTACGGCCGCGCCAGAGGGATTTGTTCAGTTTGGGTCTGAGGGTGTTTTTCATCAACAGGCAACATCTTCGCCCATGGGTGGTGGTGGGGTCGTAACTCCCGAACTGAGATCAATGAAGTGGGCTATGGATAAAAAGATGTTTGATCGAATAGATCCATTGAAAACCGCTGTTCACAACTTTATATGCCGACATAAATCAGATTATCCTCTTTACGATAAGCCTTGCGATTGTGATGCATCCGGGAATCCATACAAGCGTAGAACTGATGTAGCGGTTGGTGTATACGATGATGACGAACCTTCAAAATGTCCCTGCAATGAAATTGGTCATACATATTATTAAAGGCTGGTTAAAGCATTGGGGAATCATTTCCACGAGTACTGCGGAAGGGAAACTTTCCGAGTTGCGATTGAAGCAATGTAAGGACTGTGAGTTTTCAAAAACTTCAAAAATGTTAGAAATACTAAACGGCCATGCGAATTACGTTGACACGATCTATTGTACAAAATGCACGTGCCCGGCCAGTCAGAAAAGTTTGGTTGTAGATGAATATTGTCCGGTTGGTAAATGGTAATAAATGGGGTTTTACGACTACTATAAAAACATTTGTATATGCCCACCCAAGCCTGTTATTATCGGTTTAGGTGATGCTAGTTGTAATGAATTGGATGAATGGCCGGTTGATGTTTACAATGTGAACGGTGTTTTAATTGGAAATGCGGCGAATAAGGTTCAGTATATAAGTATCTGGAATAGCAATGCAGCTAATAGAGAGGTTGGTACACTATATAATTTCTTCGGCCCATTTACCTTTTTGTTGATGGTTAATCCGGGGCAAATGGTGCCGTTTTGTTTGGGTGGCGTTATCACGCCCGGTGGTGATTTTCTGTTACTAGAAAGTGGATTCCACCTATTACAAGAGAGCGGTTCAAAAATTAAAATTTAAGTCATGCCAGATCTTAAAGTATCAGAGTTGCCTGAGTTGCCCGGCGAAATACTTGCGTCGGATGTTGTCTTAGTTGTTAGGGGGGCAAGTACTTATAAAGCAACAAACAAAGCTAGATTTCTTCCTCCAGGAGGCACAACTGGTCAGGTCGCAAAAAGAGGTGCTGGATCTTCTGTTGTATGGGGGGAAGACAACAATACTCCCGGCGGCGGTGGTGGCGCGGTAGCGAGTGTAAACGGTGCGACCGGAAGTGTAGTAGTAGATAAAACAAGTGTAGGATTACCCCTTGCAGACAATACACCTGATGCTTCAAAACCTGTTTCTGGTCCAATGGCTACTGCATTAGCGGCTAAAGCAAATACGTCTTCTTTAGGTAGTGCTGCGTTTGCCAATACGACTTCTTTTGCCAGTACAGCACAAGGTGCCAAAGCAGACACAGCATTACAGCCCGGAGGGAATTTAAGCTCTCTAAACAACGATGCCGAATATGTAAACGCTGACGAGGTGAATGATGTGATTAATAATGCAGGGCTGACTGCAATGAATGGAGTGTTACCAATTAATCCTTTATACAACAAACCTTTAGATGGCGATACTTATTACGCTCCTATTACAGCCGGAAACTATGGTAATATAGAAGCCGGGTTAGTAGTAACAGATGAAGAGCTGGATCAGCATACTATTATATTTCACTATATAAATGGTAGCACTCCTGTTGAAGTTATTAAACGCCCAAGGCAGGCAGGAGCTATTCCGTGGCTAACTACTTCGCTGGCATTTACACCCGCATCAGATCGCGTTCTTTGGGCGTTGGAAGCTGGAACTTATTCTAATCTGAATTTATTCAATGGGTCGGCGGCATCGAGTATAGTAGTGACAGCTCCGGATATAACAGACAATCAGTTTGTTTATTTAGTCTACATCTTGGACGATAATATGTGGAGTATACAATTTAAGAATCCGATAGTCAATCTTCCAGAATGGTCAAATACAGACTATCCGGCTGGCCGTGTGGTGTTGAGAAATGGTGTGATGTATAAGACAGATGGTGGTGCGAGTGGGGGCCAGGTTCCTGCGGAACACAATAACTGGAAGCCCGTCTACGCTGAAAATCCGAACCGATATTTCAAGAAAGAAGGTTATGCTGGGATCGGCTCGTTGAGCACAGGCAATTTGGCCGGCGTGAGCATTACCGATTGTTGCATCATTATCGAAGCTGGTATTATTAATCCGGCCGGAGGCGGCAGCTTTACAGGAGATGTATTTGTTGTAAACGGACGGCCCATTGACTACATTATCGAATCATCGCAAGCGTGGATTGGAAGCCGTGTTACAACTGGCGGTTCTGTTCGTTGCACAAACAAAAAACGCGATCTAATTATCATTAATCGGCCAATCGTTGCCAACGCCTCAAAAGGTCTTGTTTGGAGCGATCAAATCAAATGCCTGACCGGAACCATAGCTCCTGATAATACAAATGTAAATATCACCTACAACGGACACGCAAACGTAATGTTTTACGGCATTATGGTTTTGGCGCGATGCTTAACGCCGCAGGAAGTTTATGAGTTATATGAGGACTGGAAACGGGAAAAATTTATTGAAGATGCTGTGTTTTATGCGCCAGTTGAGCGTGTAACAGCCGGAAGCGTAACCGACATTATTAACAACATCACATACACTATATAATGGCAGATATTACTTTAAATAGCGGAATCACAACCCTTACAGCGGGGAATAATTATATCGTTGATAGTGTAGTTGACTATGGTGGTGGCTCCGTAACCAGCAATGGCGGCAACTCTATCACTATCAAGAAAGGTGGCAGGCTCGAAGATGCTACTATCACAAGTAGCACGGCGGCCACTGAAATATTTGTTGAAACGACAGCGCTGGCTTGTACCGGAGTAGTCTTCTCCGGCGCTTTGTGGGAGCAGGCGGGAGAAATAAATGTAAAGTCTACAAGCCTTTTACAGAACTACACGCTGCCCGTTGGTTTTGAGGTTAAAACATTATGCTTTGCATCAACCGGTGATTTAGGCGGCGATTCGTTTTCAAGAATTGCATTTGCGTCCTTCGATCACTATACTCAGTTTTACCCGTTCGATCCGGTCGGATCTAATCATCTTTGGATTCATAAGAAATGCGAGCAATACTATGCGGAAGCATTGGGCATATTCTCAACTGCTGGCGGTGATACAAGCAAGATGGCAGCCAATGTAACCGCCTTTAAAAGGCATGGAGGTCGGTCGTGTGCTGTTATTCAATTTCGTTCCGGTGTTTATTATTTACAAAATGTAAATGGAGATGATTTTGTAACCAATACTGGCGACCCCACCGGCCTAAACATTGTAAGAATAAGAGGGGTAAATAACAATTTGACGCAGGGTTACAATCACACATACATCTGCACCAACTGGGGGAATTTTCTTTACTACGTTGATAGGTATAGTATGGATTTTCAACCGTCTAATTTATGGATAGTTACAGATGTGGTTGATTGGTATGGAACGTTTGCAAGAGAGCATGATAGACAAGGCTATGCTTATACTCGTTTTCAGGAAGACGAAGAGACTGTATCAACAGATATGGAACTTCACGGCAAGTTTGAAAATGTTCTGTTCTGGGGATTTTACGGTGCGGTTTACTCCGGCCAATATGCGACGGCTGTACAGATGCACAACGTGAAATTCTTTGGCAATCGCTATGGTTTCTACGCGCACATGGAGTGTAATTTATCGCGCTTCACTTACTGCCAGTTTCACCAAAACGCATTCAGTTTTACCGGTGGAGGTTATCAATGCACGATGGATCAGATCGAGTACACGCCGGAAAACTGGTATAGAGATGCGGCGGCGGTTGCCGACACGGAACATTACTTCTACCATAGTCGCGGCGCAATGCACACAATGACGTTCAATAATATGTATTCAGAGGGCTATTTGGGCGATAGTGCCGCGAAGTTTGTTCACTATAAAGTTGCTCACGGCGCGACAGGAATTATCTTTAGAAATAGTGCATTATCTGCCACCGGAGTTCAGTTGAAAATTTACAAGCCTGCTGGTTATATCTATGCTGCTCCAATTGGCTGGACAAACAGAATGATTACTTACAAAGAGAGCTCTCACTTGCCATGGATTGTTTCGACAGATGACCCGTTTCCTTTGTTTGGAATTTCAAACGATGGGAAGCCGTTTTTTATATCAGACGGCGGGTCTAATCATTTCTTAGGCTTGGCTACCGGCACCTACCACAACTGGAAGGGTACGCCAAATTTCGTTCAGGACGGAGTGTATAGGTACAGACAATTGAAGCCTAATATTACAACTGACTACGTAAATTATAACGGCTTGAATGCTGCTCATGTAAGAGGTGGTGCGACTCAGAATTTTTCAGAATATATATACGATGCCGGACAAGGCGGGTTCATGGTTCGCTCAAATATGAGAATAAAACTACTTTTTGAGTTGAAGGGAACAGCGCAATTCAAACGCCCGTTCATGGTAAGCATAGAGAAATTGAAGCTCGTAATAACGCCATATTTCGACGGGACAAATAATGTGATAGACGGCTCCATTCAATATGAAGGCTTGGCGTCCGAAATTCTAAACTCCGGATTTGATGGATTTAGAATTTTACTCGCTTCGCAAAACAATGCAACAAGCGATTTGCAAAAATTGGATGCACACATTAACGACCAGGGTGGCGATGGCTACCCTCTCGTAAACCTCACAAGTTACAGATTAGTAATTGAACAATACTCGTAAAGCCATGAACCTCAAAGCCGGTGTTGAAGCAGTTGATAAAACAACAAGCATCATTCAAAGAAATCCTATATCGTTTTCGATATTAGTGATTGTATTGGGGCTATCATTAAGCTCTTATGTGATGTATAAAGTGTTTGGAGGAGAGAATGATCGACTAAGAAATGATCTTGTCGAATCGAGAGCCGATAACATAGATTGCGAGGACGCGAAGGAGGAAATTTTGATGAAGCTGGCTTTTGCAAAGGACAAGAACGATGAAACAAAAAGTATTGTTGATAGCACGCAGGGTGAGGTTTTAGAGAATAGACATCGAATTAAAGTCGGTACAAAAAAACTGGAAAAAGAACTAAATAGATAAAACCATGAAAGCAGCATTATTCATATTAGTTGTTTCAATTGTAGCGATAGCGTTTTCGTTAATGCCTCCACGCGATGGAGAAGCGCAAAGCCAATTACCAAAAAAAGAGGTAAAGCCTGATAGACTGAAAGCGGAAGCAGACAGCATTGTTTTGCAGGCAGTAGAGAACAATGCAAGGGCTAAAGTGATAGCAGATTATGCCTCGTATAATACAGAAGAAAGCAATAGGTTTTTAAAGTTGATTGATTTATTTATACGCAAAAACAAACGTACCGATAAGGCAAAAGCAAATCCCGCTAAAGAGTATCTACCTATTGCTTTTCCGGTTCCAGTTACTGTACAAACGAAAGGAATTACAAACGTTATTCATGTTCCCACCAAAGAGTACGAAGGTACTAAGAACCGAACCAAGATGACCCGTCTCGAATGGAACGAGTGGAGAGGTATTAAAAGTAAAAGCGATTTAGCATATCAAAAATATTTAGAGAAATGAACTATAAAGAAGTATTATTCTGGCTACTGGTAGCAACGGTCTTTTTATGTATCGGGCTGCAATCGTGCAGCTCTGAAAGACGCGCTACCCGATTAGCCTACAAATCATTTCAGGTAAATGAAGCTGCATCTGCTCAGGCGTTCAATCGAATATTTCCAGTTCAAGAAAGCGAACCGATAGTTGACACGCTATTTCTTCCGGATAGTATTGGATTTCGCGAAACCATACATGAGGTTGACAGCTTCGTTTATTGCCCTGATACGGCTCGAAATGCACCAGTAGGATCAGTTATAAAAGTGCCAATCAAAGTGCCTTGCAAGTGTGTTGATTCAATTATCTACAGAACCAAAACCATTACTATAACTAAGCCGATAAAAGACCGAGAATTACCAAAGAAGCAATTTGAATTAGCCTGGTACTGGATAGCGGGAGGCTTATTGCTGATGGTATTATTAATCATTTTCAAACTAAAAAAATAAACATCATGAAAGTAACATTTAGAGAGTTCTTAAGAAGCGCAGGAATTTCTTTTTTTTCAGGGATCATTGCTGTAGTTATAGCAAGCCTGAACGCTGGAGCAATGCCCACATGGCCGGAAATTAAAATAGCCCTGATTGCAGCCTCTGCAACATTGTTGGGTGCCCTTTTGAAATATTTATCAACAGACACCGTGGCCAGTGCGAAGAACGATATCAAAGCAGCTTTACAGCCAGGCGAAACCATTATTGTACGCAAAGACTAACTGGCAATGGCAAGATACACTTTATCGAAGATGCCGGATGTTCGTAAGGGAGACAGCTATCCGGACATTATAATAAATGTTCCGCCTGCGTTTGACGGATGGACTTTACAAGCCCAAATCTGGCAACCGAACAAATACGCCGTAATTCCATTGTTTGAAGTCGGCGACGGCATCGAGGAAGTTTCTCCTACGCAATATAAAATCAAATCCAAGACAGATGATTACCCTGCGGGAGATTATTTATTTCGATTAATCTTTGTTTCGCCGGATGAATTTAAATCATCCAGCTTTGAAGGATCCTTTAAAATAACTCCAAGGGTTTTAGGGGCCGTTGCGCCCGTGGGAGCGCTGGAGATAACAGCTAATATTAGCGAAGGCGATACGGTCAATATATCGGTCGATGTTGTTGAGGCGGTTCAGGGGCCTACAGGTCCGCCAGGTACAACTGATTATAATGATCTTGATAACCGTCCAACGCTCGGTACCGCTGCTGCGCAAAATGTAGAGACCTTTGCAACCGCCGCGCAGGGTGTGAAGGCTGATAGTGCATTACAAGTATCTGATATTGTCAATAACCTTACAACCAATGATCCTGAAAAGCCCGCGTCCGCTGCTCAGGCAATGGTTTTGAAAGGGTTTATTGATACTATCAATAATATTCTTGCAAGCGATGATGTTTCCCTGGATCAGCTACAGGAGATTGTTAATTACATCAAAGAAAACCGCGAGGATCTTGAAAGCCTTTCTATTAGTAGTGTAATCGGGTTGCAATCGGCTCTGAATAACTTACAGGCAAGCATTGACACAAAAGCAGCTCAGTCGTCTCTTTTAACAAAGCAATACGTTCTCCCTCGTCCAACCGGCATTTGGATGCATGATTGCTATTGGAATGGCAGTGCAGCATTGACGAATGGAAGAATACTGTTTAAGAAATTAGAAGTGAGCGCACCTATAACAATTTCGGATGTTGCACTTTCAGTTCTTGTTGAGGGAAGCGAGGGTGCGGTCATTAGAATAGGAATCTTTAAAGCAGGGGCAGACACGAAGCCAAAAATACTAGTAGCTGACTTAGGAACCGTTGATGCTACAACGACAGGCACCAAACAGATAAATTCACTATCAATTCTCCTTACAGAAGGACTTTACTTTTTCGGAGTTGTGCTGCAAGGTTCACCATCTACCGCTCCAAAAATCACGTGGAGTCATCAGATGGCAGAAGTTAGTAACAATCGTTATGGTAACATTCAATCAGATGTTAACGCTTTTGAGTTCTTAACTCAAGCATATCACTATTATGTGAATTTCGTATGGGGCGCTTTATCTGATATTACTGCATTGTCGGGCGCTTCAACAATACAAATTCCTTTCATCGCTTTTAAACTATCATAACCATGCTTACAACACAACAATTAAAATCTAAATACGGCGTACCAAACGAAACAGGCCGCGGCTATTTGCAAGTAATAAACTTGCCATACCCAATGCGCCTGGCCTGGGATAAAAGCAAAGTAGTAAATAAAATTACCTGCCATAAGGCTATAGCTGGAAAGTTGCAGGCAGTGTTTAACGACCTGTTGACGCATTATGGGTACGATAAAATAAAGGCCCTTGGCATAGACCTTTACGGCGGTTGTTTTAATTACCGTGCCATGCGCGGCGGCAGCGATTATAGCCGCCATAGCTGGGGCCTTGCTATAGATTTAGACCCGGAACGCAATCAGCTACGCGAAACCAGCAGCACCGCCCGCTTTGCCCGGTCTGAGTACAAGGCTATGATTGATATTTTTTATAAACATGGGTTTGTTAATTTAGGAGTTGAAAAGGATTATGACTGGATGCACTGGGAAATATCCTCCTAAGTATTTAATTAGTAATTAACCCTAACAACTAAAAATGTTTTACATATACTTTCATTTACGATCTGACGATGGCTCTATCTTCTATGTTGGAAAGGGTAAAGGAAGACGAGCATATGTTAAAAGAATGCGTAGTAAACACTGGAACAATATAGTCCATAAATGTGGGTATAGTGTTAAGATTATAGAGGACAATTTAACAGAATATCAAGCCAATGAAAGGGAGGTTTATTGGATTTCAAAACTTGGTAGAATTGATTTGGGAACAGGGTGTTTGGTAAATTTTACTATTGGGGGCGAGGGTAGTAGTGGCAGACCAATGAATGATTATACTAAATCAAGAATTAGGGAATGTAATAAGAGCCGAACCCCATCAGAATTGCAAAAGAAAATTGTAGGTAATATGTTTAAAGGCAAATTTGGAGATCAGCATAACAGGAGTCAAAAGGTAAGATGTAAAGAGACTGGCAGGATATTTGGATCACAATTAGAGGCACAAAGAGAGTTAAATCTTGGTAATGGGTCTGTTAGTTGGTCAATAAAACATAGTAAACCGATATTTGGGATGCATTTTGAGATAGGAAGTTAGCTTGTTTAAGCCACCCTCAGTAAGTGGGCAATTTGTAGGAGGTGTTCAAATTCGCTCCCGCCTGGGGCACTCACGGGACTTAGTCCCAAACTTGATAAGGGTTGTTCAATTTTGAGCAACCCCTTTTTGTTGAGGTTCTTAATTGTGATAAATAGTAATCTTTATACCCAAGCTCTACGCTTATTTCAGCAAACGTCTTTCCTGTTTTTTCAACGACCTTATCAATTATTTTATCAAATGCCAATTCCATTAGATATTTTTTAACATAGCTATATAGCCTTTATATTATTTCTAATTTTTGCCAATTAGCAAAAATAAATTAGGAACATAGCCATATAGCTATGTATATTTGCTTTATAAACGCTTTGCGAAAACAAAAATAGCGCAAAGTGATAAAAGTAAAAATAGCACAAATACACTAAACAAACAAAAATGACAACAATGACAGAAATATCGGATGCGTTTGAATTGGGTTGGATGCATATTCGTCAATTAGATAAAGATGAATTTCAAAAAGAAGTGATGCAATATTTTGATGTTACCAGTTACCCGGCATGGCTTAGAAGATTACGTGGCGAAGTGCCATTAGATAGAAACCAGGCAAAAGACATAGAAGTAATTTTTAGAAAATACGGTGTAGAAACCTCTAAAATATGGGGTCGTTATGAACCTTAATGCGGAGCTAACAAAGCGAGAAACCGAGGTGGCTGAATTTATAGCGTGGGGAGCTGCCGAAAAGCAAATAGCTTATAAGTTAAGGATTGCTGTAAACACAGTAAAAAATACGAAGCGCAACATATATGAAAAAACAGCAGCGATAGAAAATCAAGCCATAAATATTTAAACAAATAAACTAAGCGATATGATAAGTTCTTTCCAATTACTAGAATTTCAGTTGACACATTATGCCGGAATGCTGGAAGATGCAAAACTGGATAAAACCGAAAAAGGGATAAAGCGAAAATGGTTTTTATACGCCGAACTAAAACGTTTACAGGAACGAAAACAAGAGATTTTAAATTAAAGAAATGTTAGCAGTAGTAACAACAATTTTAACCCTTACAACCGCATATTCACTTGTATGCTGGGCTGAAAATAAAAAACAAAAAGATGAAAGAAAATAAAGAGCATTACACAATTGCAAAAGAGGACATATACAGTGCCGTGCCTTTGAAAAAAACGGGTAATAAAAAACAATATGCAGAGAAAGGAGACATTTTAGTAGTTCACAAAAAAGATTACAGTATGTATTTGTGTTCTAAGCAACACGGGAAAGATAAATTTTGGGTAAATGTAAATCGTTTAAAAATATCTTAAATCAAACATTATGGAAGAATCATTAAAATGGATAAAAGGAGCAATAGAGAGCTGTACAAACGGATTTCATTTGCAAGGTTGCGACAGGCTGATTGAGCTATTCAAAAATCAGTACAAATTTCAAGAAGCAATTGAAACGTTGCAATGTTTAAGACAAAAAAAAGCAATTGAGTTATGGGTTGAAGTGTAAAATAGGTTGGGTGGCGGAAGCGAATATCATCACTAAACGTTGAAAGAACTCTGACAGCCCGGAAAGACGGGCACTTTTAAAGTTCTTTAAGAAAGTGCCAGTATAGCGGCCAGCATTGCCTTAAAGCTATACGCTCGGAAGAGTGGCTAAGCGCTGGAATGACAGAATAGGTAAATGTAAAACCAGAGAATGCAAGTAGGTTGAAAACTGTGAAGACGCGAATAGTAGCAGTTTACCGAAAACAATAATGGGATTTAAGCGGTTCGAATCCGCTTCCAGCGCCTTTTCATAAGCAGTTGATTTGGTTCCGGCCTGTGTCTACAGGCTGGTTTTTAAAAACTGCTTTTATCTCAAATTCTTAAAACAAAATAAATGAAAATTCAACTTAAATCACTCACACTACGAAATTTTAAAGGGGTTCGTGAATTCAAAGCTTCTTTTGATCATGTAACCAACATTTACGGACGAAATGAAGCCGGAAAAACAACATTATTTGATGCCTTTCTCTGGCTATTCTTTGGTAAGGATTCGACAGACAGGAAAGACTTTAACATTAAAACGCTTGATTCAAATAATAATGCTTATCAGCGATTAGAGCATGAGGTTTCCGGAATCATTGATGTTGACGGACAGGAAATCTTATTAAAGAAAATATACAAAGAAAAATGGGTGAAAAAGCGTGGTGAAACTACGCCTGAATTTGCCGGACACGATACGTCTTATTATTGGAATGAAGTACCCATGCAGCAAAAAGAGTTTGACCAAAAGATTGCAGCACTGGTAAACGAAAACCTTTTCAAACTGATTACTAATACCACCTATTTCAATTCCGTTAAATGGCAGGATCGTAGAGCCGTTTTGCTTCAAATGGCTGGCAAAATTGATGAATCAGATGTTCTTGATAGCATTGCTAACATTTCAAACAAAACTCAAATTGGCCAGCTTACGAATGCACTTAATGCCGGAAAATCTATTGAAGAATTTAAAAAGGAAATATCGGCAAAAAAGAAAAAACTGAAAGACGATTTAACCTTGATTCCATCCAGAATTGACGAAGCAAAGCGTGTGATGCCGGAAGAAAAAGATTTTGAAGAAATCGAATTTGCTATCAAAACAATCACCAATGATTTTGAACTGGTAGAATCTATGATTACAGACAAATCTAAAGCCCAGAAAGAAACCCAGAATAAGGTAATCGATTTGATGAATAAAAAACAGAACCTTAGACGGTTGATGATGGATATTGAATTTGGAGAGAAATCAAAAGTTCAGGAACGCAAGCATGCCAGAGAGCAAAATATCGCCGCTCGTAAACGTGAATTGTCATTATTGCAGGACAACCTTAATCAATCCCGTTCTAGCTATCTACGTACTAAAGAAGAAATTGAAGCAGTTCAAAAAAAGAGCACAGATTTAAGAGCGGAGTGGACCAATATTAATGAATCATCTATTCAATTTGACGACAATGATTTTAGTTGTCCTACTTGTAAACGTGATTTTCCAACAGAGCAGATTAATGATAAGAAGGTTGAGATGAGCGAAAACTTCAATCGCAATAAATCTGAAAAACTTTCTGCTATCAATTCCCAAGGAATGGGAAATAAAAACAAGTTGGAAGATTTAGGGTCGAGGCTTAACAATTTGGAAGCAGAAGGGAACGATATTAAGGAAAAGATTGCCATAATTGAAACTGCGATAAAAGATATTGAAGCGGAACACCTTCGCCTATCTGAAAATGATGATGCTGAATTGATAAAATCTATTGGAAGTAACAGCCAGTATCAACAAGCCAAATCAGATAGCGAATCATTGCAGCTTAAAATTGATATGCCTGCTGATGTAGAAGATAACTCTTCCTTGATTGAGCGAAAGAGAGATTTACAGCAGCAATTAGATTCTTTAAAAATACAGCTATCAGAAAAAGGGTTACGGGAAAAACAAGAATCCAGAATTGTTGAACTGCAATCCCAGGAAGTAACATGGAGTCAGGAACTTGCAGATTTGGAAGGTGCTGAGTTTGTTATTGATTCCTACACTAAATCTAAAATGGATCTTCTTGAACAAAGAATAAACGGCAAATTCAAACTGGTTAAGTTTAAAATGTTTGAGCAGCAAATAAACGGTGGACAAACGGAAACTTGTACAACTCTTGTAAATGGTGTCCCTTATACAGATGTAAATACAGCCGGTAAAATACAGGCGGGCTTAGATATTATCAACGCCCTTTCAGACCATTATAATGTATATGGTCCGGTGTGGGTAGATAATCGTGAATCCGTTACAAATCTGCCAGAAACTTACAGTCAATTAATCAATCTAATTGTTTCACCAGAGCACGAATCATTAACCGTAGGTGCTGCTGTTGCCGAACCAACAAAGGCTCTTGAACTTTTCTATTAATTATCAATTTTTTAAAACTTAAAATAAGTATTTATGTCAAACGAAGTAGCAAAAAAATCACAAACGATAGTTGATTCAACGCTTGCTAGAATTAACGAAATGAAATCGCTAGGAAACTTAACGCTTCCTCCTGATTACAGTGCCCCAAATGCTTTAAATGCCGCCTGGCTTATATTGCAGGAAGTAAAAACCATGGATAAAAAGCCCGTACTAGAAGCTTGTACAAGGGAAAGTATCGCTTATGCTTTATTGTCGATGGCAATACAAGGATTGAACCCTATGAAGCGACAATGTAGCTTTATCGCTTACGGCAATAAATTAAATCTGCAACGAGAGTATCAGGGGTCTATCGCTATTGCTAAGCGTGCCGGGTTAAAATCAGTTATCGCAAATCCCATTTTTAACGGTGATGAATTTGCCTTTGAAGTGGATGCGGAAACAGGACGAAAGAAAATAGTAAAACACGTTCCATCGTGGGAGTCATTTGGAGGAGAGGTTAAAGGAGCTTATGCCGTTATTGAAATGCAAGATGGTTCTAAGAATATAGAAGTAATGTCAATTTCTCAAATTCGTGCAGCATGGAATCAGGGAGCTACAAAAGGGCAATCCCCGGCTCATAAGAACTTCCCAGATCAGATGGCTTGTAAAACGGTAATTAACCGAGCTTTGAAAACAATTATTAATTCGAGCGATGATTCAGCTTTGTTTGAGGAAGATGATCAACCGCTTGTAGATGCTAAAACTTCTCATGTTCATCAGGTCATTGAAGATAATTCAAATAAATCTGAAATTGGATTTGAGGAAGAAGTGATTGGCCAGGTTACTGAAGCCGAGGAAGTGGTACAAGAAAATTCAATTGTAACCGACAGACCGGGCTGGTAATATGAAACTACACATTATAAATAGCAATTCAATGGGCAACGCTTATGTGTTGGAATCAGAGAGCGGTGAAACTTTGCTTATTGAATGCGGTGTTCGTTTTGAGCTTATAAAAAAAGAACTTTCATTTCGGTTGAATCGTGTTTCCGGTTGTATTCTTACGCATTTGCACGACGACCATTCTAAAAGTATTAAAGATGCTCTATCCGCAGGAATCAACGTTTGGGCTAGTAAAGGCACACATGAAGCTTGCGGTACAGACAAGCATCATAGGGCACGAATAACCGCTAATGGTCATAAATTTCAGGTTGGCTCTTTTAAGGTCTTATCGTTCGATGTAAAGCATGATGCAGCAGAACCTTTAGGCTTTCTTATTAATCATGAAGAATGTGGCAATGTACTATTCCTTACCGATTCATATTACTGCGAATACACTTTTCGGAACCTGAATAATATAATCATTGAAGCTAATTATTGCCAAACGATTTTAGATGATAGATTGGCACGTGGAACAAATCCAAAGTT